TTTAGTTATGAGTATTTCATAAAGCGTGTCTAGCTTATTTTCTATGCGCCTGACTCTGCCCTCTAAATTATGCCCACCATTGTGGTCATCTTTAAGCTCTGACAAATAGTGTTTGACTATCCATCTAATACCTGCAAAAACAGAGGCAACAATTGTTAAAAGAGCTACTGCAAGAGCGGCCATGTCATTGGCACTCATTAGCTATTACGGCCAAAGGCCTTATCTGTGCCATCAAAGTATCTAATTAAAGGAGCGACTAACGCACCTGCAAGGATAGATAGCTCAGGGCGTATGTCAGCTACTAAAGCCAAAGCTGTAGTGACAGTGGCAGCGGCTACGCTGCGTGCATAAGATTTAACAATTGCCTTTTGTTTTGCGCTTAGTTTCATTTTATTCCTAACTGTTTGATTTTATTTTGCACTTGATTTTTATTCATGGCTATTTCAAAGTGCATTTCATCCTTACGCTTTTTGTAGTTGCCGCCCCAAGCCAAGCCATACTTAACTAAAAGCAATTGTATAGTATTGCTTTGCTCTTTTGTAAATGTATTTGATTTACCTAAAGGGTGTTTTGTAGCGTTCAAATCTACAGCTGTACCGGATGAGTGATTGCTTAAAACTTTGTCTGATCCCCTAGTCATCCTAAAAGCATAACCCCAGTCATCTAATTGACCTTGATCAATAGGCTCTACAAGCTCATGAAACTCTTTACAAAAGGCAACAAGTATTGGTGCTACATCTTTGGCACATGCAATCTTAAGAGATGTGCCGGGTATAGCAAAAGATTGTATGCCTATAGCTTTGCGGTCTTCACTAGCCGGCCATCCATTAGGACTTGTTAGCTCAATAATTCTTGCCATCCATTACACACTTCCTCAATATTGTGCTATAAACCTAAAGCCCTTAAATCATCAGTAGTTAAACCAAGTGCGGCTAACTTACCTTCGGCTGTTGCTTTGGCTTGCGCCTTTGCTTCGGCTTCGGCTTGTCTTGCTAAATCAGATTCTTGGTCTTTTTGATATTGAGCAAACTCAGAATTATTCATCTCTCTAGTAATAATTTCATCAGTTTCTATATTGTGAATTGTAATTTGTGGTTTAGCCATTTTAATTTACTCCATATACTTTTATTGTTCCTTGTGCAGCCCAAGTAGAACCATTTATTAAAGTGAAAGATGATATTGCGCTTGTAGATTTGTAAGAAATACCACCTGAAAAACCATAATAATAACCATCATTTTGTTGCCATGCTGTATGAACTATACCTGTCTTGTAAGAAGCAGTTGAAGTATAAAATGGCAAGTTTATTACCATTGTTGAGTAATCTGCGCTGTTTGATAATCCAACACCGCCACCTAACTCAATTTTAGAAACACCTGAATTGTTACCACTAGCATCACCTCTTATGTTATACGCATAATTGCTGCCTGTATCACCATTAAAACGATAACTAATTCCCGCATTAAAACTGCTATTTTTGAAATTTTGAATAAGAATTATCAATCCTGTATAACTACCACTGATTGAAGATACTGTTATTTCACTATTGGCTGTTATGTTTGTTGTTGAAAGTAAAGTCATACTGCCGCTTGAAGGTGTAGCCCACGCAGGAATACCGCCAGATACAGTAAGCACTTGTGATGTACTGCCAATTCCTAATCTAGCTTGTGTTGATCCACTTGATGAGTAAATCATGTCGCCTGTTGTAGTTAGTGGATTAGATGCAGCTTGTACATAGTCATTAAAAACCGCACTACTGGCACTTACAAAATGTAAAAGTCCAGCTTCATATTGTGTTAAAGACAATGATCCAGCTGTATTAACTGTGGCAGTACCAGCGGTAATAACACATGCACCGCTTCCTAAATTAGTTATGAGGACTGTATCACCGGCTGCAAACAATCCGGTATTGACTGTAATTGTTGTTGCACTTGTTGAGGTCATGCTGATAGCAGTACCAGCATCCGCAGCCACTAAGGTATATGAACTTGTTTTAGCTGAAAATGCGCCCCCGTTCATGGCTGTCTGTTGCAGGGATGTGAGCTGACTGGCAAGCAAAACTTGGCCAGTGGTAAATGTCTGTTTTGCCATGTATCTCCTAGTAACTCAAACTATCTTCATCAAGTACACCATCAACGGCTGAGTCTAGCAAAAAACCCACTGCAAAGGGTTGCGCACATGAAAATGTTACAAGAAAAGAATTAGGTGTAATTTGATATTGTACACCGGCTATAACGCTATCACTGACTACATTGCCGGCAGGTAAGGTTTGTGTGACCTCAATAGGGTTAAAAATATCAAGCTCTAAAGCTGCCGTAGTCCTAGCCGGATCATCTTGACCAAAGGCATCTACAGTCAAAGAATTAAGCTGTATATCAACACCTTGCTCTTTGCGTGAGGCAATAATCATTTGAGCTTGAGATAGAGCATCTGCCTCAGTCTGCATAACGCCTGATCTGACCCTACTATGCTGAAAATAATCATCAATGCTTGCCAAATCGCTTGCGGTCTGACTACTCAAACCAGCCGGCGTAACTGTAACCTTGTTAATCATTTGAAAGTCAGATATATCAAACTCAACATTTTGATAGGTTATATCACCTGATCCATCAACATCTGAGAATTTTGTAAGTGTAGATCCAGAGGCGGTAATAATGTCTGACCTTGACATAAACTTAACAAAGCCCCTTTGATCTACATATAAAGCCCCGGTTTCTGTTTGCTCAATTTCTTGCAGAGAGGCAAGTAAAGACCTTGAAGCTCCAGTGTCGGCTTGAACTGTGGTTGAAGATGTTGTAGATATTTCCCTCATACCGCCCGGCCAATCTCCAGCATCAAGCAAACTTGTAACCCTTTGCGCTGTGGTCTGTCCAGCACTACCACCGCTGACAGTAGTTAGGGTTGTAAGGTTTAGCAGCTGAAAACCATCTACACAGTTGAGTGTGACATAGGCAGGGTCAAATCCTGTAGGGCTTTTGTAATTCCACTCTTGCACATAAAAAGATCCAAGGCTGTAATTTATACTATTAAAAGATGCGGTCATGCGTATCTTACGCATAGGTTTAATTTTGCCATACAGAGATGAGGATGTATTAGCAGGATTAAATGTACCTGTTTGATCTACAAATACTATTTTTGCACTGCCACCAATAAATGAGTCAGAGGATCTATTAAAGGCACGCCTTATGTAGCACTGTGTTACAAAGGCTGTTATATCTACAACATCTGCGGCAACTGTACCCAAAACAGCTGTGTCTAAAGGTGTACTTGGATCATCCAGCACAAGGCTCGGATCAAATGAAGCTCCGTTGCTGAAATCTATCTCTGCCTTAAATACTGCCGCCGGCATTATCTACCTAGGTTTGCTAACTGGGTAACCGCACCGGTGCGGTTTAAGTTATACAAAACATCTTGGATTACAGATTGTAATTGACCCTCAGAGATTACAGAGCCTTGCACATTTACTACAACCTTTGTACCCATGCTACCCATGCGATCAAGTGGGATTACAGCCTCAGCTCCGGCTTCACCAATCATTGCCATTGTCGGCCTATTTACAATGCCACCATCTGCCATTTTTGGCACACTATTAAATTGAGCAAGGAAATCATTTATTTTACTGGTAGTTTGGGGGATAACCCTCATGGCTGAATCAAGGGTTGGCGGTGCAAACCTATTTGATTGCATAAAATCTTGGATATCATTGTTTAGACCACGCACACTTTCCAAAGCGGTGTTGTAAATAAAGGTGTCAATTTTTTGAGTAGTGCCTTGGACTTGTTGTATTGCTTGTGATACTTGTTTTTTCTTTATTTCATCTAATAGTCCTAACATCTTTCTTAATTCATCATTAGCCTCAAATAATTTTTGTATGTATAACTCAACCTCTTTTGTAGTAATGCCCCATTTTTTTGCAAGCATATCTATTTCTGCGGTAGTTATCTTGCCATCTTCAATAACTTTTAATACATCCGCATATCTCAAACCCTCATCAATAGCTTTGGCTGTGCCGTCTGCTAATTTTTGTAATATCTTTACACGCAGCTCATCCTCACCTGACAATTTACGGCTCAAGGCAGCTTGTAGGTTGATCTTTTCAAGGTCAAACATAGACTCAAGCTCTGCCTTTTTTTTGTCCAGTGCAGCTTGAGCAGCCTTTTCCTTTGTAAGTTTTTTTTGTTTATCTAAAGCGGCAGCGGCAAACTTATCAAACTTAGCTTGTAAGGCGGCTAATTTTGCGGCAGCGGCCTTTTGTTCCTCTGTTTGCTCAACAGTTTTTTTAGAGCTTTCTGAAATTCTCTTGCCATCCTCAGCTAAACCTCTGAAACCATCAATCCAGCCACCCAATACTGGGATAGATTTGGCAGAGCCAAAAAAGAATTTTAAGATAGGGTCATTTTGAATTGATTTACTTAAGCCACTAAAATTGTCTTGTATTTTATTAACTTTATCAGCTAAAGCAATTACAATGTAACCGCCGTTTAATCCTAATAGTTCAAGCTTTGCACCAAAGACATCTGTGGCATTACTGCTACCAATAATAATTTCTGCGGCTGTAATAAACCCTTGACCTAAATTCTCTTGTGCCTCACCTGCACTTATTTTTAAGTCATCTAATTTTGACCCAAAAGTTTCTGTAGCTCGCTTTGCAGATCCACCAAATTTAAGGGTTAAATAATCTGTTATATCTGCCAAGCCCATTTCTTCGGCTGTGACCGCATTAAAGCCAAGACCTAAATTACCTAACGCTCTAAACTGTCCTCTATTGGCTTTACCTAAAGCATCTGTGACTGTAAGTAAATCAATTCCGCTGCCTTTACTTGTGTCAATCGCAATGCTCAATAAATCTTGCGCTTTGCCTAAATTACCGGTTGATATGATTAAACCATTTAAGGCCGGCGTTAATTGATCCTCAGTAATATTTGTGGCAGTTTGTAGATCCGTAATAAGAGTCTTAACAGCTGCTACAGAGCCTAAGTCATTGATTGAGCTGAGAGATTGCTCTACAGATTTATCCAACATTTCTTGTGCTAAAGCTGCTTTTGTAGAGCTTCTTGCTAATGCGACTAGGCCGACTGCCGCGCCTATTGCACCTACTTTAGCAAAACCTTTTAATCTAAATCCAGCGGTTGCAACTACTTTGTCAAAACCTTTTAATTCTTTTGTTGCACGCTCTAAACCTTTCTTATCAAACTTGGTAAGAAAGTTAATTACAACATTTTGACTCAATGCCATTACACACCCCCAAATACTTGTTTGAGGTATTTGTCAATTACAGCTTGTATCCCAGATAAAGCTTGTGCGCCCTTTTCGGCAGTAGCTCTATAGATAACTCTTTTACCCTTGCCATCTCCACCAATTGCGCCATGCGCTTGAGATACTTTGCGTATAAAACCCTCACTAGCGTTAGGGTTGCGACTTACACGCCTTGTCTTGCCTCTACTTCTCCCAGTGCCACCGCCTGTTAATTCAAAAATAATTCCCGGTACTGAGGCATTAACTAAGGCCAAAGCTGTAGTTTCAACGCCTGAACCACGCCTTGCTACTTTGACTTGTGCGCTTGTTATTTTTACACCGGCTATAGCTTCTTGTTGCGACCATTGCCATCTGGATTGATTTGTTTTGCCAAAGGTGCGGCCTCTATGGGTTGTATCAAATGCCCACCCCCATGTAGGCGGATAATAAGGCTTGGTACTTCTCCAACCCGGAAACACCTCAGCCGGTATAAAACTCTTGGCTAGTTTTTCTACAGGTTTTATTTGTTTGCGTAATTCTTTCTTAAATAATTTTTCTGCATCTGGATTGACTTCTTTTATTTTTTTCATAAGTTCATCTAATCCTGATACATAAACAGCCTTAAGAGATCTATCTGACTTAAGCTTTGCCACTATCTCCGCCTGACTGTCCCTTTTGTTTTTGCAGCCTGTTCTTGCAATATTGCTTTAATCGCCATATACACTGCCGGATCAACCTCTAAAAGATCTTTAGGGCTAATACCGGTGTTGACCGAAATGGCGGCGACTTCCCAAATTTGTCCATGTCGGTCTAGCCATTTTTTGCTTCATACAACAAATCAACATCTAAAAATTGATTTATGTAATCATCACCAAAAGCTAGTTCAGTCTTGCCTAGATCTTTTTCTAATCGCCAAGCAAGCCACCACAAATCAGACTCCATTTGTAGTTCACCTAATCTCTTACGCCATCCTGTCTTATATTCAGCCTCAAAGGCTACTTTGACAGATGGCGTAAGATCATAAGTAATCTTCTTGCCGTCTTTCTTTGTTATTTCAATCTTGTGCATGTCCCACCTTTTCTTCTTAGCTAGTAGCTTTAGTCAATGCTGTTACTGGAAGCGTCACACTTGCTGTCATTGCAGAATCCGTAGATCCTGAAATTGGTGTCCACTGAGTAACTAAACATGACATGCTATAGCTTGGATTTGTAGCTGATACTGTACCGGTTACTGGAATCAATTTGAGTGCCAGTTTTGTACCAATCGCATCTTCAAAAAGACTGTTCACTGAAGCTGCCGCAAAATCGTTGAAAAGTTCTAAAGAAACAGAGCTTACCTCAACGCCCCCCACCATATTTTGTATATTATCGTTCATGGCGGTGATAGTTACTGCCTCTACTTCGCGGTTAAGACTTACAGTGCTGACAAATGAAGATATGGTTGATGTACCTACAATGACTGCTACTTTATTACCCATAAATATGGCCATATTTTTCCTTTCGCTAACCTATCAATTCCACTGAATACTGATAACTTAGGTAATCAATACTAGCGGATGTTATTGTGCCTGGTGATGCAGACACAACTCTTAAAGTTTGCACTGCACCGCTTAGTGTTTTATCAGCCTCAATAGCGGCTTTGATTGAGGTTGAACCGGATGAGCTGAGTAGCCCATCCAATCTTGATTGTCCATCTTTTTCACTCATGCGCCCGACCATAACAATTATATTGCAGGTTGCAGAGTCAAAGCCTCTGTTGAGTGTGTAATCATAATTCATAGACAATTGACCAATAACTGCAAAAGCATTATTAGTAGGTACATTTGTAGAGTCAGGAACATAATCCATGACACGCAATCCTGTAATAGCTGTAAGAGCTGTTTTAAGATTTGTCCTTACTGTACTTGGCACCATTAGGCAATAGCAATCTTTTGATAAGCCCTGACCATTTGTGATACATCTCTGCCTACTGGGGACATGCGTATTACTCCAAGGTCACCAAGACCTAGCACACCGCCCGGAGCATCTTTGCGCTTGTACAGATCAGCTGTAAGAATTAGGCAAGCTACATTGACATCACTTGGTACAGACGGCCAGCCAAACTTAGCTGTAACTTGCACTCCAGGGCGTAAACCGTTTTGTGTTAAGCCCGGAAATATAGGCCAAGTTTCAGTATTAGATACCATGGTCAATTGTGTAAAAGGTCTGCCTAAAGCTGAGGCTGTAAGCGGATCCATAATAAAATCTGTGTTTAGTGTAACTGTTTTTGAGTAAGTACCATTGCCATCTTCATCTACTTTTACAACAAGACCGCTTGTACCACTAATGTCATCTGTATAAACAAAAATATCTGAGTACGCTCTGTACAGGCGTGTAGTAGCTAAGGTATCGGCATAAAATCTGCGATTAGCAATCTTATCAATTGAGCGTGATGATGACTCAACTAATTTTTCTAATAAGGTGTCATCTGTTGTATCTGAGATAGACAAGTAAGCCTTGATCTCAGCAAGTGTCGCGTAGCCGTTTGTTATAGCCATGGCCAGTATCCAAAACCTGTATTGCTCTGGGACATTAAGCAAACTCCAATTCTTAAATACTGGCCATAGTTAGGATCTAAGCCCCTTGGAAGGGTAAGAGGCTTAGAAACTTATTGCTTAGAAGCTTGGTGCGGCTAAACCAGTTCCGTTGATCTGAGCAATTGCGCCCGGATAGCGAAGTGATGTAAAGGCTGACATACCAAACATAACAATGTTGATTGCAACCTTGCCATTTGGCTCTTCAAACTTAACATAAGTAGGTGAGCCGGCTTCTTCCCAAAGATGACACTCATTAAGATCAACCACAAAGATTGTATCTTGATTTGTGCTTGCGCCAATATTTGTTGCAACATTCGCATCAGTAATAATTGGCAATCCAAGGATTGAATAACCACTATTGCCGTATGGCGGTGTTCCATTGCCTGTTCCAATTGCATTAACTGGATTGGAAGCGTTTGGTACTACAAGTGGGCGATTTGAACCATCTACTCCAGCCAATAGGAAACCTAAGCGGCGTGGGTGCATGATGATTGCATTTGGATTAGCATAGATTGTAGATTGAATCTGTTGGATTGAATCTGCAATTTTTGGATATAAGCCGGCAACTGTTCCTGTGGTAGCTGTGTAAGTTACCAAAATACCTGTTGTCATACCTTTTAGACCTAATGGCTGTCCATTTGATCCTGATCCATTTAGAAGCGCATCATCAAGTTTTGTGTGATAAGCGCGTAACAAATCTGCTAATACAATGTTTTCAATATTGTATCCGCGTAGTAATGCTTGTTTTGAGATACTGTTTTGTCCAGCAATTGTGTTTACATTTACTGTGAGTGTTGTATCGTCTGGATCTGTGCTAACCGCGGCTGTGTTTTCAGATGTTTGATAAGCAACAGCTGTACCGGTTGTAATACGGCTGATAACTACGGACATGCCCTGAGCAGGTAGAGGATGTTTGCGTGCGGCATCTGCAAACGGCCTACCGGCGCGTGCTAATGGTGCATACAAATCAACTAGATATTGTGGTACTACAAGACCTGCAAAATTACCTGAATCAGATGCACGCTTTTCAACAGCCATTTCTTTTTGATGGCGTTGAATACGCTCTGCCGCATCATAGTCATTTGTGAATTGAGCTTTTAGTGCATCACCTAAGAATTTATCTGCGGTGCGCTCTGAGTAAGTTAATTCTTCGCGTGTGACAGTAAAACCGCCGGCGCGTGTTTCTTTGTTTGTATCAACATTGGCATCAACTTTGGCAGCTAAATCAGCAGCCTTTTGATTGCGCAATTCAATATCTGACATCTGCTCAATTCTTTCATCTAACTTTTTTACTTCAAGGTTTAGTGCCTCTACATTGGCAAGTTCAACCTCTGATAGATCGCGTAGCTCTTCGGCTGCACGCTCTACTGTTGATGAAATAAGAGCAGTCTTTGTTTCACGCTTCTCACGCAGAGAGGCTAGAAATGTATTTGACATTTTTCTCCTATAAATTAGTTTGGTTTGTGAGAAGGTGTGACTCGCTGCAATACAGGGTCAGGTGTTCTACTCTTTATATTATATCTGTTTTTTTAAGTTTTGTAATATTTGTACAGCTGTGTTGTATCTAGGCGTGTTATCAATATTGTCTTCATTTTGAGCTGCCCACCTGTTGCAATAATAATCTGCCTCTACATTGGCTTCCCACAAACTGCAATAACCTGCCTGATAAAAATAACAGTTTGCGCAATTGCGACCCTCTGGCACATCTTCACTAGATGCCGGTCTATAGTTTTCAGGTAACTCTCTTTTGCCAAACTCTGCAATATTTACAGCTGTCAATTGATCCTTAGCTTGAGCTTGAGTTTTGTGACAGCCTATTAGCTCATTGTTTTCATCTTTGATTACTGCAAAACCTTCACAGTCTGGATGATTACTTACTACGCTGTATGGCATCTAATATCTTTCTAGCTTCATCTAGTCTAGGTGTTATTTGAGGTGTACCTTGTCGCACTCCGGCAACTGCGGCCATATCGCCATAAGCTCCAAAGGTTACAAGTGATACCTCTGCTAAATGAGCCTTTATACGCTCCATGACACCATCTGGTCTTTTGCGGTTTTTAATTGGCATAAAGCCAATAGACAATTGATCTAGTGCGCCATCTCTTACTAGCTCTAAAGCTTCATCACCTTCTCTTGTTTTGGAAATTCTAAACTCTGCATATAAACCTTCATCTGTTTCTTTTAAGAGTGTGGCTCTACCTAGCACATTATTTTCTCCATGGCCGCGCAAAAGTTTTACTCTGTGAGGGGCGCGGATTACATCTGCAAAAACACCTTTTCTGAATATCTCAGTGATGGTGTTATTTATACGCTGCTCTTTGTTATATGGGACTGCCATGCCATAGATAGTGCGCCCATCACCATCTGCAAGGCGTAATTCAAACTCAACATTGTAACGCCTATTTTCTATGTCATTGCTCATTGTCAGTTACCTCTTGTATCTGTGCGGTTGCATCTGTTTCAACATCATTTTCGCCTACCTCATAATCCATTGATTCAAGATTTTCTCTCTCTCT